GGTTTAGTCTCCTTTGTGTGTTATGGTTTTCCGTAAATAGTTTCTGCCCGGGATTTACCGCCCGAGGCGTCGGGTTTTCCGTTTACTAACTTGTCTTCCGATATCAGCTTGCCGAGTTTGATCAGGTCTAAGATAAGCGCCTTGTTGTTTGATAGGCCGGATGCGTCAAGCATTTCCCTGGTTTCAGGCGACAAGAACCTATCACGAATCTTGGCCACGTGCGCAAGCTCTTCTTTATACTTTGGCCCAAGTGCCTTGACGGTTTCGTCGTATGATTCTTTGAGATATTGCTTGAAGCTTGCGGCTTGAGCTTCTGATTGGGCTTTCAGATTCTGCGCGTATATGTCTGCGAGTTTCTGCGCGTCTGCCTGGGATAACTTCATTTCCTTGAATACCGGGGTTATCTTATCTACAAACCCCTGGTCAAGGGACATCCCTTCAGGCACCTTAAACTCATACTTCTCCGGCACCTGTTTGGCTTTCGCGTCCGCGTCAGCTTTTGTCTTTGCCGCTTCCTTTGCTTTGACAACTTCGGCTTTCTTAGCCTTGTCTTCCTCAGACAGCTGGTCTTCGGGTGTTTCAAGAAGCCGCTTATCTTCGGCTTCCTTTGCTGCTTGCGCTGCTTTCGCGGCATCATCCAGGACGTTCGGTGTCTTGCCCGGGTCTGCTGCCGGAGTTTCCTTGCCTGCTTCGCTAAGCAGGTTCGGGTCTGTTACTGCTGGGGCTACTGGTTTTGCGTCCGCTGGGTTTGGAGTGGCAGCGGGGTCAATCACTGGTTCTGGCATTTTCTTCCGTCTCCTTTGCTTGTTTCTTGCTGTTTAGGGCCGAGAGATATTCATTCTGCATACGGCTAAAGGCGGTAATATCAGCCTCATTTATTTCATTCAGCAACTCGAGTCCGATATTCCGTTGCCCTTCGCAAAACGCAGTTTGGTTGCTATTGAGATTGAAAGAATTGCGGAATATCCCGCATTTGCTCAATAGCCGCCAGAATAATCTCCTGCCTTCGGGCGTTTTTAATACCTTCCGAATATCATCTATATCCTTCTGCCGTTCCTTTTTCTGCTCGGCAGTTAGTTTTTTGTTCTGGGCCTCAAGTTCAAAGACATTCTCTTCGTTCACTTGCGTACCTCAGCTTCGTTCTCTTTCAGGCATATCTCCGGGCGCTTGATGTATCCTTGCTTGGTTGCTATAAACAGGCTTTCGTCCGGGAGGAAATTCTTCTTGTATTCCCTACAACGTTTATGCTGGCCTAAAGTATGCAGGTCATATAAATGCTCGCATCCGTCACAGAAGTCTTTGTGCCTTAGTGTCAGTTTCATTGCTGTTGCATTCCTTTTATTGACGCCATCATTCCGTCAAGCGCGCTGCCTTCACCTACAGGCGTTGTGCCTGCGTCTTTCATTGCGCTTGCGCCCTTCTTGGCCGCTTCGGCGATGTTCATCATTGACTGTTGCTGCTGGGCCTGCGCTATCATCTGGGCTTTCTGCTTTCTCATTGCGGCGATCTGCTCAATAGAGTTCAGCAGGCTGGGAGGAACCCCAAGCATCTCCGCTTTCTTGCGGTTCTTCTCGTCAAAGTTTATGATGTCAAGCGAGCTGGAGTTTATCCCTGCTTCTTGCATGATTCCGGCTACCCAGATATCTATGGCCTGGATATCTATCATCTTCTGCGCTTGGGCGAGGACGGAGGTATACTGTATCTTTACGTCCATACCTTGTATTTCTTGCGGAGGCGGAGGGAATATTCCATTACGCATACCGATGGCAAAGGTGCGGTCAATGAGGGCTTTAATAAACTCATCACCCTGCCAGAGCTCCAGGATGGGTCCGACTTTTGATATCCTCTCGGATTGCCTCTCGGCTATTTCAGTGGCGGTTATAGGCGCGCCGCTTCTTTCGCTCTCTATCATCATCAGAAAAAGGTCAGCAAAGAAAAACTTCTTGATCTTCTGCCGGGTTTTATCGATAGACAGCTCAAGGGCGTTTATGTCGAGGTTTACCTGATAGGTTTCTCTAACTCCGGCATTTGGCAGCTGCGAGGAGAATGTGGTTATGCCGCCTGGCATAGTGTTTACGTCGCCTATTACAGAGGCGTCTTTCTGCAGGGGGGGATTAGTCTTTTTGTCTAAGGCTATCAACAGGTTCTTTACTTTCTTCTGGAGCTCTTTTACCGCGCCTAATACCTTCCAGCCGGGACCTTTACCGTAGCTGTCTGCGTTGGTCGTGGTTTCCCAACGCGGACCTAAGACCGGCCATTCTTCAAATCCGCCTATGCGCAGATAGCTGTTCTCGATACTACCGTCTTCCCAGTAGGCCGAGCGATAGGCCATGTTGGCATAATCTTTCAAGAACGGGATACGGCTATCGTTTTCCTCCACAAGGTGATTTACGATGTGCCAGGTGTCGGGGCTGTTTGTCTGGTATTCGTTTTGCACTTGAGGCGATACGTTATCAAGGCCGAACTCTTTTACCATTTGCCCGGTAGTCATCCAGAATCTATGGTAAAAACCGCTTAACCTGCCTTTAGCGTCGCGGCTTAAGTAGTATTCTCCGGCGGTGTAGTTGTGCAGTCTGATTACGGTATAAAAATCTTCTTCTACGAAAGCGCAGGCTGTGCCGAATATCGCAAGCTCGGTATACATGGCAGTCAACGCGCTGTAGGTGTTTGACTTTTGGAAGATATCGCGCATCTTGCTCTGCACGTCTTCGAGCCAGAGCTTGACGTCGGTTATCTCCATTAGAACGTCATCATCCAGATACAGCCTGAACCACGGCCGGGTTGGCGATGTAAAACCGCTCATCATACCTGCGGCAAAGGTGTCTATGTCAAGCGTCGCCTCTTCGTCTATCAGGGTCTTGTGGTCTATCTTTGAGCCTTGGTTGGGGGCTACCTGACCAAAGAAGCCTTTTGTCGGGTATAAGTAGGTTGATAGCTCTTTCCAGGTAGCCTCCCAGGTTTGGCCCTCGGCCTTTATAGCGTTGGCGCGCTTGATTAGCTTCTGCTTATCCAGGCTTATATTCTGGTATTGTCCGGGTTTTATGGTCTTGGCTTCTATGTCTTCTGTCATTAGTCCTGGCATAATTTACTCCTTAAGAGCCCAAGGTCTTTTTGCCTGTTCCTGACATCAGATCCGCTCCGCTTCCGGTAACTCCCTGCGGGCTGGTCTTTATGGTTGATAGCACTCCTTGTCTCGCTGATTCTATCTTCTTGCGTTTCTGTTGTGCTGATAGCTGAGGCGATACTTCTGTGGCTGTTGGCGATGGCAATGGTGCTACGGCTTCCGACGCTATCTTCTGTTCCGCTGCTGGGGCTGCTACCGGGGTTACTGCCGGGGCTGCTGGCGGCTCTGGGGCCTTTGGGGAACTAAAGAAACACATGGTTTTCTCCTTTGTTAATATGCTAAAACCGCATATTCTGATTGGGCGAATTCTTGCTTTTTTAGGCCAGTTAGAGCCTCATACATCTGCTTATTTGTCGGTTCTGTCGCGCTGAACACATTTACGGCTATATATTCACCTGCGTTCATAAGGTGTTCATAGAAGCCGTCTTTGTAGGGCATCTCGAATTTACCTTCAAATTGCTGGGCTTCTCTACGTTCTGGGTAGTGGTAACCACCTAAGAATGCGTCTATGACTATCTTGCAGTGGCGCTTGTCTACCATAAGCATCGGCTTTTCTCCGGATAGCCTGCTTAGTCTGGTCTCAATTATCTCTTTGCGCTGCCTATAGGTTGATTGCCTGGATAGCAAATTTATCCCTTTGGCGCGCAGGATATCGGCTGAGGTAAGTTCACTCTTGTCCGACCGCTGCCTTGCGGCCGGGTCTCCAAGATGCACACAACGGCACCCGGGGTATAGCGTGTTTAGCTGGTTGATTACATGATCTGCGAATTTATCTATCGTGATATCGCGGCCGAGCATCTCTCTTAGCCAGAGCCAGCGGTCTCTTAGATCTATTTGGGTTATCAATACTGCGGGGAAATGAAATCCAAAATCCCAGCCGACCAGCAGTTCACGGCCCTCAATATGCTCAAATTCCCCTGTGTGCAGGTTGTGCTTAAATCCTTGGTAATATGGCTTACCAGCTACAGAGAAGCCAGTCTTGCCTAAGATATACTTGCGTTTGGCTGCTTCCGGCATGCTTTCAAGCGAACCTTTGTAGGCCGGAGATAAATTTTCCCAGTTTTCATATGTAGACAACTCTATTTTTTCTATATCTGAGTCGTAGTTTTCTTTTGTAGGGTCAGTTAAATCAGCAAGCCAATGAGTTTCGTTCGGTGGTTCTGATTCCATCAGAATCATACAGGGCACGCCTGCCTGGCGGCATCTGCGTTTAAGCGTCCGGTATGTCTGCTCGGTTATTTCGTGGGCTTCGGTTATTATGATTATGGCGAATTCCTGGCTGCCGAGGCCTGAGAGGTCTTTTAAACCATTGAAGTATATGCGCCCGGCGCCTTTTCGGTTGGTCCGGATGTCGTAGTAGTGATAGGTCTCATTCTTGCCAGCCAATAGCTCGTAAGGCAAGACTTCGAAGAATTTATCCATCACGGATAATTTTAGATCTTTGAAATCTTCCCGGCCCCAGAGGATGCGAATGCCGGCTATCTGGGTGAGTATCTCTATGGCCGGGGCCATCAAGGCCCGTGTTTTTCCTGCTCCGTTTCCGCCTTGCAGATAAAGCACGGGGATATGGTCAAAATCTTTTAATGGCGTGGCCCTTACTTTATCTACCCACTCAAGAACACGGGATTGGGTCGGGTTTGGTACATTAGCCTGACCCGTTTCATCCATTCCGTAAGGCGCTATAAGTAGATTTATTTCGTTAGGCATGTTCTTTTACCCTGTTGGTTTGCTCTTCTTTTTTCTTGGGTTCTTGGCGATAAGAATAAGTAACGTGATAATGTGTGGTCTGGTCTATGAGTGGTTGGTCTTTCATATCGGTTATATTTATGGCCACAAATTTAGCGAAGAGCGGGTTATAAGTGCCATTCAATCCATTCTCTATGAGAAATTCTTTTTGGAGCTCTTTGGCGCGCATAAATGCGTCCGAAAACTCTTGATGAAATGATGCGTGCTTCGGGTTAATCCAATCATGAATTGTCTGATACCCGATATCGTTTGCTTTCGCAAATCTTAGTAAGGTCGGAAGCTTGTTGGCAAACAGCTTATAATCCTTCCAAGCTACCTCTCCATTTTTGTAGTGCGGAAGCTCTTGCTTGTAGGTGGGCTCTATATCAAAAAACTCTATGATTGCTTGGCATAGTTCTGGCTTATATTTTGATGGCCTGCCGCCTGCGTGCTTTGCTTTGGGTAATAATACTTCTTGGGTGGGTTGTCCTGTTGGCGTGGTTATATCTTTTTGATCTCTGCCCGGTTGGTTCTGGTTTGGTTGTTTTGGCATATTTGCTGGATAAATAAAAAAGGCAGTTCTCGCTTGTGCACAAGAACTGCCTTAAAACTTATTTGGGGAGCTACCCCAATTGTTACAGGCTTATTATTACATTAGGTATTTGTATAAATCAATTGATAGATACTATATATTGTAAGTTTATTTTGTTGCTACCACTTCCATTTGGTTAATTATGTGCGCCACAGGATAAGGACGCCTTATTTGCTTTGTCTTTCTTTTGATTCTATCCCAGTAGATGCGGACGCTTAGTTGATGATGTTTTTGCTGACATCCAGGATACCCGCAGGTTTTCTTTATCCTGGGCCTCTTGTTGCAGTAAGGACATACTGACATCTACCATCTCCTTTCTCTTCTGGTCATTGTGGTCATATAGAGACATAACGCTAACCCTCCCCATAAAACAACCGGGTTAACCTGCCTTATGTCCTGCCATAGCCAGATTAATATCTCTTGCATTTACCTTGCCTCCTTTGTTTTTTTAGCTCTACCCCGCGCGTTTCTCTTTGCTTTGATACACGCCTCCGCCCGCGGCCTTTGCGTAGATTGTTTCTAAAATCTTACCTTGCTTATTGGATATCTTTTTGTGGCCTAAAGCATTGCCCAAGAATTGCTTCTCCCAATCGTTTGGCTTGTAGCCTAATTTCTTAATCTCTCTGATCAACACCAAAGCATCTGCGCTTGTCATCCCTTCAATATCCTTTCCAGGTTATTCTTTTTTCTTATTTCTATCCCTGCCCCGGTGATTGCGCGGATCAGCTGCTCTATCTTTTCCGGGCCCGGCTCTTGCAGGCCGCTTGCTTTTGAGTCCGCGCCGATGTTTACGAATTTCGGGTTTATGTCTACGATCCAGGCGGACAAAATATCCACATCGCAGTCCATTATCGGCTCTATGGTCACGAAGGTTTCATATCCGTGTTCCGCGAATTTCTTTATGCCCCGGTATCTCCACCAGATTGGTCCCGGCGGCCCGGGGTGTATCGGAAGGTTGGTTTCTATGGTTGTGCCGATTACGCTTCTCTTTGGAAAATGCGCCATAAAGTTTAAGGCACGAAGGGGATTCTTGGTCTGATAGATGTAGGTGTTTTCCGGGTATGCCGTGCAGTGGCTTAGCATGCTCGTTATCCATTCTACCGGAACTTCATTGGCGAACATGTCGTTCATATGGTTTATGAAGATGACCTTGCCCTGACCGTAGGACACGGTCATTTCTTCTTCAAGAAGCCTTAGAGGCCCGGTATATTTCTCCGGCCTGCCAAAGCGTGAGCGCCCTACGTAGCAGTAGGGACATTTGTGCGGGCATTCGCCGCCTAACATCGTATGCATATGGGTTACCCATTCGTACATGTTGCCTATTGGTCTTTTAAGCGGCATGGGTTATCTCCTTTTCAAAATTCATTATTGCTCTTGCGATAAAATACGTTGCTTGAACGACTTGGCCGTTTCCAAGCACCTTAAGTCTGTCCACCCTATGGGACATCCCATTAACCACTCTATCCACTCCGGGTTCAGACTGCCACCAGCTACCGTTTGTAAATCTATCTTGTTCCCCACTCGGCTTGGGGCTGATCCATTCGCATTCTGTGCTTTGGGTGTCGGGAGAAGTTTTACAAACCTTGCTAACCCCACACTCCCCGATATTCCGTTGTTGCTTATCTTCCGTGGCTTGCCCGATTTTAGGTAGATTATCTTGGTTTTCTCGTTCAACACTTCCCCTTGAGATCCATCGCAGGCTTGGGGCGTCGGTAATAACCCCAGATTCACCATATTGAGTTGGTCGTTGATGTTCAACGGTAATCCCTTCTCTATACGCTTCTTCATATTCTCCGGGGTTCTCTTGCCCCTCTCCATATGCGCATCTGGCGTGCGCCACAATCCAGACCCTATCTCTTTTGTGCGGGGCGCCGAGAGCATGAGCCGGAAATATAATCGGGATTGCTTCGTAACCTTCGGTTTCCAGGTCAGATAATACATCGTCGAGTGCCATTCCGACGATTCCAGGAACATTCTCAGCAACAACCCAAGACGGCTTGACTTCGGATATAATCTGGCGCATTGGCGGCCAGAGGTAACGGTCATCATCCTTGCCTCGTTTGTTCCCGGCAACACTAAATGGTTGACAGGGGAATCCTCCGCAAATAACGTCAACTGCTGGTAATTCTTTTCCTCTGACTGTTTTGATATCTTTGTATTTTGGGACATCTGGCCACCTCAATTTTAAAAGTTTCTGACAATATTCATCTATTTCTATCTGAAACGCGATTTGCATTCCTGCGAGTTCAAAACCAAAGTCACCTAAGCCCCCCCCCGAGAAACAGCAACCGACTCTCAAACATTCTTCTGAAACGGTATTATTCTTCTCCATTTCTACCCCAGTCGTATTCTTTAAGTTCCTGGATTGATCTGAATACCGGGATACTGTTCTCTTGCGCATATTTTACTTCGTTATCTGCGCCTTCACTTGCGCCGCCTATTCTCAGCAGGCAGTCGCATCGGTATAGGATATGCAGGTCATACTCATACCAGAAGCTTACCGGGTGCGGGGCTACCAAGTGCCACAATAGTGATACATGCGGCACGTAGGGAACGAAGCCGTACTTTATTAGTTCTTCGGCCACCTGTATGGCTTTGTGCGTATTCTCTACTGGGTCCGGATGCGTGTAGGGCGCGGCTATGTATACGAGCTTTTTCATAGTGGCAGCCTCCCATCCGGGCATTTCTCTATCTTCCTTAGCTTTGCTACCACTACCCCGGTGGCTCTTTCGCTTATCAGCCAGTATTGCTTGCCTTCGTGGCTGAAGGTTACGGCGGCCTGGGGGTTGAATATCAGCCTGTCGCCGGGCTTTATGTTGCGGCATTCCGGGCCAGCGAATAATACGGTCAGCTCAAGCGTTCCTATTTTTGTTGGGTCGGTGTTCTCGGGGCGTATGATCCTTGACTTTTTGTCATCGTCTCTTTCGAGCAACGCGTAATCCCAGAGTGGCATCAGTGTTTGATTATCCATTCTTTCCTCCTTTTGTTTTGAGTTTGAGTTCTTCTATCTTTTTCTTTATAGTATCGGCTATACGTTGTCCGGGTGAGGCTTTGATGTTATGCTCTTTGATAAATGATTCCCGCGCTCCTTTGGCGACGCATTTCTTGCAGGCGTTGCCGATTACCCCGGGCCGGTCCGGCATAATCCTTTTCCTATTTTTGCCTTTGCCTTCGAATTGCTCGACATTGCCGTATAATACCAGCGGGAAATTGTCGGATGTCGCCTTGTGTTCTCCTCCGCAAAATCTGCATCGCAGCTTATTCGCCATACTTCTCCTTTCGTTAGTTTAATGGACATGTGTTAATCCATTCATCAAACAATATTCGCTTTCTTCCTTCATTTTTCTTTGTTGCCCTACACTCAATTTCCCAGAATTCTATTCCCTTTACTCCAGGCATTCCAGCTATCAAAGCTTTTGCTCCAATACTTTCCGCCAATTCAAATAAAATATTCCTATCATTAAGCGTTATCTGACCATTCCTTTTACTCTGGACCAATAATACTAAGCCTTTCTTTATAGCAATTAAGTCAAACGGTCCCTTGGATTGGGGCGTTCGAACCACCACGAATCCACGCTGTCTCAAAAAATCCCTTATCCGGTATTCAAGCGCCCTACCAAGACGGTATTTACTACTTTTAAGAGAATGTAATTCTACAACTGCTTCCCATTCATCGGGGAATAACTCTTTACATCTATGCCAGAATGTGGTTGGAGCGATATTGTTCTTGTGGCAGAAAATATTTAAACTAAACCTCTTACTTTTTCTATACTTTTCAAACAGGTTTTTAATTATCTTATCAGGTATCCTTAACCACCCTTTTTTTCTTCCTTGATTTGTAAGACCTAATTCTTGGGCTTTCCGGCATATAAAATTTTTGGTTCTGTTCAATAGCTTAGCCAACTCTTCAAGATCGCCCTTTTCTGCGTAGGTAGCATAATTTTCTCGCAGAAGAGACTCTTCTTCTTGAGTGAATAAGTTCATAGATTTCAACTCACCAAGTTTTTTTAGCCTTTCCCATACCGATTGTCCACACATCCCAAGCTTTTTAGCTACTCTCCAGATATTGTTATCTTGCCTATAAGCTTGAACTATTTCTTCATCTGTTGCTTTTTTAATGTGGGGCATGATTCTCCTTTCCAATTATCTCAAAGGTGATTTGGCTCATTTGTCCTCTCCCTCTTCGATAAATTTCCCATCCTTAAGTATATAAAAAATATCTTCTTTGATTTTTTCTCCATCCACAAGCCTTATCTGGCAGTCTTTTATCTGCCATTTGTCGTTGACTTTGTGCCATTCAGGTTGAAGCCTTTATAGCCCTTAACTATACCCATTATTTTGCTCCTTTTTCAATTCTCCCTATCCCCGCCAATATCTGCCCTATGGCCGGGGCCACTGGGTCTCTGGCGGTTCTGCTGCGTTCTTTGCTTTCTTTTTCATGCTGTTTCGCGTTCCAGGCCTGCCACTCCGCCACAACCACCTTACAAAACCACGGCCAAGGGT